CACCTAACTGAGTAGTAGAGTCGCTATAAAGGTTGGGAGCAGCAATTGTTCCAGAAGCTGCCGACTGAGTGGTGACATTAGTATCAGCAGTAATTGAAGATTCACTGAAAGTAAATGCCCCACCATTTGTGTTGATCGCATAAGAACCAGCACCACCAACTCCACCAAGAGTTGTGACGTTAATGTTTGTGCCTGAGACAGTGTATTGAGCACCGACTCTATTTGATTGTACCGCAGCACCCTGGACGCTTAGTTGTACGGAATCAACGATTTTTGATGTAATTTCAGCAGCAAAAGCAGGAGTAGTGAAGAATAACGAAAAGGCTAGAAGAAGCTTTTTCATGGTTCTGAAGATGAAAACCTAGCTTATTTAGGAGTGGACACTTCTTAAACTGGCACCTTGACAAAACCTAAATATTAACTTATTATGAAAAATCCCTCTCACAGGGGATTACATCATGAGATTTTGATGTGATTTTAGAGCCCAGGAGATCGCCCTCTGAGAAGAGGGAAGTGCGCTTTCTCTATTGGGATGTAGAGTTCAATTAAAACTAGTGCAAAATTTCTTTACAGTAGCCCTGCCTCTTGTGGCAACGGTTACAACCAGTACGGCAACACTGCCATTCGTAAACTACAAAATGGATGGACCTCCTCCAGTTGAAGTTGAGAAGACAGCAATCCGCGAGGTTGCTCCCGAAAAACCTAAAGAGACAAGGTTAATTTGTAAAGGGTGTAATGAAAATGAAAATGCTACCCTGGCATACTTCCAGGATCGTGGTATTAAAGACAGAAACGCCCTTGCTACCATCATGGGTAATATTCGTCAGGAATCAACTTTTGTTCCTAACATTTGTGAAGGTGGTAGCAGAACCAGTTGGGGTAACTGCGGACGTGGTTACGGACTGATTCAATGGACATCTGCCAACCGTTATTATGGATTGGGTGATTTTGCTAAGAAGTATGGTGGTTCTCCATCATCACTTCACACGCAACTTCGTTATCTAACAAATGAAGTCCAGTGGAAAGAGATTGAGGAGCGTATGAAGACTCCTGGTAAATCAATTAACCGCTACATGGACTATGCGTATAGTTGGATTGGTTGGGGGCATCATGGTGCCCGTACATCTTATGCACATGATTATGCGTCCCGACTGATCACGGTAGAAGTTTGATACAATAGAATAATCTAAATACGGGGGAGTGCTGCAGAACTCCCCTATGATTAACTTTAACTTCGGTAAGAAGAAACCAGATAAAAAGCAACTCATAATACTCAGTGTTGTATTATCTTCTATTATCGCAGCACTCTCACAATGTACAAAAATTCCCGATCACGCACTTTGGGACTTATTAGATGAAGTTCAACGCAAATATTTCCCGAACGGGATTTTGAATGAACTTATTTTACAAGATCCTAACAAAGTAGAGCGTAGGGTCAAACGTGATGTAGATCGAGCAATTGATGAAGTAACTCCAGAGTATGATCGTATTATTGAAGAGTCGAATAAGCGTTATAAACCACGATACTCTGAGAAAGCACCAGACGGCAGTGAGGCACAGAGACTGCTTGGTGGAGAAATGAGAATCTGTGCCGTATGGGTTGACGACTGCCCTAAGCAGTAGTATAATAAGAAAGTCGTTAGGGGCACGTAACTCAGATGGATAGAGTATCCGACTTCTAATCGGTTTGTCGGGGGTTCAAGTCCCTCCGTGCCTGTTGGAGATTTATTCTCCAAACCATTCCCTTATAGCTCAATTGGCAGAGTATTTGACTGTTAATCAAAGTGTTCCTGGTTCGAGTCCAGGTGGGGGAGTTATCGGTATAAATAATAAAAGTTATACCGATAATAATGGCAAAAATAGAAACACGAACTTATGCTGAAAGAAAAGCAAAAAATCCTGATTGGGCAAAGAAAAGCGCAGAGCGTGTATCCACTACCAGAAGGAAAAATGTTGCTATTCTAAAAGAGGAAGCAGGAAACTGTTGCTCTATATGTGGGTATAATAAGTGTATTGCCGCATTAGATTTCCACCATCTTGACCCAACCGTAAAGGAAGGTGGTATAATTGGGTCTACTCTTTCTCTTGAAAAACAAAGAGAAGAAGCAAAAAAGTGTATTCTTGTTTGTGCTAACTGCCATAGAGAATTACACAACCCGCCCTTGTAGCTCAGCTGGTAGAGCGCGGCTTTTGTAAAGCCGATGTCGCAAGTTCAAGTCTTGTCGGGGGCTCTTGACATAATACTCATTATGTCTTACACTATCCAAGTGTGAAGGAAGTGTGCGTGGGGTTCCGTGCCTGTGAAGGGAAACCTGAGGCTGGGTAAATCCCCACCATTTGCGGGAGTAACTCAACGGTAGAGTGCCATCCTTCCAAGTTGGAAGTTGCGAGTTCGAATCTCGTCTCCCGCTCTTAAAAAGTCTTAACCGTTTCTTAATTGACACAACTAATACGGTTATGCTATGATACCATCAACTTAATCATCTTTTAAGATTTGGTTAAGTCTCTCTAAATAAAACCGCATAAGAGACGCCCCAACTACTCGCGTCAATTATGTGACTCATAACACATAGGGTTTGTATACCCTGGTGTATAATGCCGTTTAGTACTAAAAACAAATTTTTATGAAAATCAAACAACTGATGCTTGCACCTGTTGCTTTGGGAATGGTTGCTCCTGTTGCTGCGAATGCCGCAGATCTTAATATGGCAGCAGTCAACCAATACACTTCCACAGAACAAGTTTCTAGCATCACTCAATTGTCTGATGTCCGTCCTACGGATTGGGCTTATCAGGCACTCAGCAATCTTGTTGAGCGTTATGGTTGCGTTGCTGGTTATGAAAACGGAACTTACCTTGGTGGTAAGGCAATGACCCGTTTTGAAGCAGCAGCACTTCTGAATGCTTGTCTGGATCGTGTGACCGAAGTTACCGATGAACTCCAGCGTCTTGCTACTGAGTTCGCTAATGAACTTCAAGTTCTTCGTGGTCGCGTTGCCAAACTGGAGAAGCAGTCTGCTGCTCTTCAGGCACAGCAGTTCTCCACTACCACCAAACTGAAAGGTGAAGCAACCTTCGTTCTGGGTGGTGTAGATGGTGCTCGTCTTGCTAACAGCAGCAACGTTGGAAACACTGCTTTCAACTATGACCTCCGCTTGAGCTTTGATACTTCCTTCACTGGTAAGGATCTGCTCAAGACCCGTCTGCGTTCTGGTAACTTCTCCTCGCAACCCTTTGGTTCTTCCTCGTCTCTGTTCAAACTGGACAAGGCAGAAAGCACTTCCAACGCCGTACAACTTGATCGTCTGTACTACAGTTTTCCTGGACTTGCTAAGGGCGTGACCCTGACTGCTGGTGCTCTGGTTCGTAACACTGAGATGGCTTGGGTTCCTACCGCATACAAGTCGGACATCCTTGACTTCTTCTCCGTTGCTGGTGCTCCTGGTGTCTATAACAAGGCAACTGGTTCTGGTTTCGGTGCTCAGTGGGTACAACCTGGTAAGAAAGGTAAGGGTGGTTTCGTTGCTGGTATCAACTATGTTGCCCAGAACGGAAACGATTCTACCAAAGGTCAGTTTGATGAAGATGGTTCTCTGAACACTCTTGCTCAAGTTGGTTATCGTGCCCCTCAGTATGGTGTTGCATTCGGTTACCGCTATGGTACTGAAGGAACCCGTGTTCGTAACTTCAATGCTCTGGGTGGTGGTTCTGGTAACCTTGCTGCTAACCAAACCTCCAATGGTTATGCGATTAATGCTTATTGGCAACCCAAGAAGTCGGGTATCATTCCTTCTGTGAGTGGTGCTTATGGTTGGAACACCGTGAGTGTTTCTAACAACCGCCCAACTCCTAATGGTGCTACCGATTCACAAACTTGGATGGCAGGTCTTCAGTGGAGCGATGTGTTTGCTAAGGGTAATGCCGCTGGTTTTGCTATCGGTGCCCCTGGTAACGCTGCTTCTCTTGCTGCTGACCAGAAGGCAATTATGTGGGAAGCGTTCTATCGTTACAAAGTTAGCGATGCGATCAGTGTGACTCCTGCGGTCTTCTATGTGTCCAACAACCAAGGTCTGAAGCAAGCTTCTGACAACTATGGTGGTGTGATTCAGACGACCTTCCGTTTCTGATAATATCTACGATACCTCTAAACCTCTCTTCGGAGAGGTTTTTTGGTG